TCAACCTCCCTGGATCAAACCATGCGTGCGCAACGCTTCCAGCACCGAAACAATCGCTGCCCGTGCCTCGCCATCAACCGTCATGCCGCCCGAGGGTTCCATGATGGCTGCGGCTCTTGGTCCAACCACCTGATCTCCCTCGACAAATAGTTTTCCGTGGACCGCGCCGAGGCGCCAGACGCCCCCCGAAAACACTCCGTTTCCGCGCTCCGGCCCGAGCCATACCTGCATTCCCTCGTGCGGCTCGAAGAAATACCAGCCGGAAGTGGACCATCCGGCCAACGCCCGCGGATGCCCCGCCCACGCATCGACCGGGGCGGCGCCGAGGAGCCAGCACGCGCCCGGCACCGGGCTCGCTGGAGGCGTGTCGACATTCGCGTCGATCACCGCAGCATGCACGCCGAGATCGAGCAGTGCCAGCGCTTCGTTGTGCGTCATCTCCTTTTGCGCCTGGCCGGGCTGAAGCAGCGGCAATGCGAGGCGGGGTGTCGTTTCTTCGGTCATCAGGCTTCTCCCGGGTCCGGCAATTCCAGAATCGTCGACGGCGAGAGCCCGTGCGCGCCGATCTGGCGCACGCCGACCGCCCTGGTCGCAAACCGTGTTTCTGCGCTCAGCGCGATCCGCGATTCGCTCGTCTCGATCGTGCTGATTTCGCCGGCCGGATCCGTAAGCAGGATCCGATAGCGCTCGGTTTCTTCGCCGAGCGGCGCATCGACGCCGTCGATCCAGTCCCAACCATTCCTGCTGCGCCGTACCCAGCGAATCTCGGTGGTGCCGTCAGGCAAAAGGCGGGCCCGCAAGTGAACCGGGGCCGGGGGCACCAGCGCTACGCCGCGGATTTGCGCCTGCGCTTCGGCGGCTTCCTCGTCGCGCGCGCCCTGTGCGAGCGCGCGCGCGACGCCGCCGATCGTTTGGAGCGGCAAGTCGATCATGGTCAGCGACTCCGCGTCGAGCAGCACGAACCGGTCGCCCGCCACTTGGCTGCCGATCCCCGGCTCGGTTGCCCGACGGCCCCGCCACAGCCCACGAAGCGCCCATCGGCGCCCGCCAAGCGGCACGGCCTGCGCGAATTGGAGCAGCTCGTCGCCCACCATCGCCAAATTGCCGCCGGCGGCAAGCCCGGCATCGTCGGTGTCGTCCAACAGCATCGCGCCGTTTGCGAGCTCGACCAGGATCGTGTGGATCCGGTCGGCGAGATGCGCCGGCGCGCCCCCCGGCGGCGTCACGATCTGCCCGAGCACCGCGGGCATTGCCGAAGCCCCGGCGGGCACCCAGCTTTCGCCTTCGGTGCTCAGCAGGAAAGCCGCATTCCGCCAGCCTGGCCCGGTCCCGCCTGCCGCGATCGCCAGCTGCGGAACGGTGGCGAGCGCGCCCAGCGGCGGGAGCTCGAAGGCATGGACGGCCGTGTCACCGATCGCGAGGTCCGGCGCCGGCAGCACGCGCCCGCCGCTCGCTTCCCCCGCCGGGGTTGCCGGGGCTACCGCGACGCATTCGAGCAACACGACCATATTTTCCAGGCGCCAGCGATCGACTCGCCATGTCCCCGGCGCTCCGGCAATCGTCACGCGCTCGCCCGGCCGCGTTCCCAGCGCGCGCCAGGGCAGCGCCAGCGTGCGTCGCTCGCGCTCCAGATCGAACCGCATCAGCGCGGCCTCCGCCATCGCCCTGGCGCCGGTCGCGTCGATCGCCGCGGCCAATTCCATCCGCGCCTCGCGCATCCCGGCGCCGGGGCGGACGGCGCGCTGGACGCCGGCCTGATAGTCGCGCGCCGGCTCATAATAAGCCAGCGTCAGCGTGCGCGGCGCCGCCTCGGCCGCCGCGATGTCGCGCCGCCCCCGGCCGCCCTGCGCGTCGCCGACGGCCGCATCGCTCAGCGGCAGCGCCACGCCGGCGCCGCTCAGCAGCGTCAGCGCTCGCGCCTCGGCGCGGAACCAGCCCCCCGCGGCCCCGGCCAGCGTCTCCACGGCGGCGCGCACGCTCGCGCCCGAAGCAGCAAAGCCCGCGAGCAGGACCGTGGCTTCCGGCGCCATGAGCATCTCCGCACTCAATTCGGCGGCGATCCTGCCGGCCGGCAGCGCATCGGCATCGGCGATCACTTCGAAGCTCAGCGAGGGGATGCGATTGCCGAAATCGGCGAGTTCGAGATCCTCGAACACCGCATAAGCGAGCCCGCGATGCGCCGGCGTCATCGCGATCCCCTCGGCCGCGGCGATCAGCGGGTCCGGCTGCTGATCCTCGCCGCCGAGATACAGCCGGAACCCGCAGCGCGTCTTGAAGTCGCCCGCCGCGCCGCGCAGCAATTTGCCGTCCGCCCAGATGCGCCCGACGCCCAGGATCCGCCGCATCGACAGCGCCACCGCGAACGACGCGGTATAGCTGAAGTTCGTCACGCTCGGCCGGCCCTTGCCACCGCTCTGCTTGCTGCGATGCTCGATCAGGTCGGTCGCCCAGATCACCGATCCGGCGACGCGCATCGTCCCGAACAGCTTCGGTATCTGCGTGCCGTAGGATGAAGTCTGCACGCGCAATTCGGTCAGCCGCGGGCCCTCCCGCCCCTTGGGCCTGAACAGCACTTCGCGGTCGATGCTGTTGCCGATCATCGCGCCGATCGCGCCGCCCACCGGCCCGCCGATTAGGCTGCCGGCGACCGTCAATATCACCGTCGCCATCTCAGTCTCCTTCCGGCCGCCAGCGCCCGAGCACCGGCCAGGGCAATGCGCTGCGCTCCACCACCCGCCGCAGCATCGCGTCGGCATGGATCACGCCATCCTCGGTCTGGATCGCGAAATGCAGCTGGCCCGGCCCCGCGCGGAGCAACAGCAAGTCCCCGGCCCGCGCGTCGGTCACCGCCACCAGCCCCGCCGCTTCGATCATGGCGACGACCCGCGCGACATTGTCGGAACGCAGCGCATAGCCACTCGGCACAGGGGCGCCGACCCCCGCCGCGCGCAGCGCCAGTGCCGCCAGCCCGACACAGTCGAGTCCCTCGGTGTCGCGCCCATGCAGCCGAAACCGCACGCCGAGCGCGCTCCGCGCCGCCGCCACGGTGCGCTCACCGGGGCTCATGCGCCGGGGTAGCGAGTCAGCAGGTCGATCCCCGGCAGATACGGTTCGCCGCGGAAATTCGCCGCGTTGCCGAACCGCGCCGCACAGGTCGCCAGCCTTTTGTCGCAGCCCTGCTCGATCTCGACCAACGCACCCAGAGCGCCAAAGCGCGGCGGGCGCCGCAAGGTCACCGTCGCCCCTTCCGAGCGCGCAATCATATCCTCCAGCCCCGAATTCGCTCCGCCGAACCAGCGCAGCCGCCCGCCGCCATAGGCATTGGCACTCGGCTCCGCTGCATCCAGTGTCAGCACCGCCTCGCTCGCCGCCGTCACCCGCGCGAACCGCCGCCGCCCCGCCATCGCGACCCGGCAGCGCCGATCGCCGAGCATCGCGCGGCATTCGGGCGACGTCTCCTCGACCACCGGCCGCTCGAGCGCCGCCGCCAGCCCGCGCAATTCGGCGGTCAGCACATCGCCGCGCGTCTCGACTGCGCCGATGCTGCCTTCGCCGAGCGGCACCTTCTCGCCAGGCCCGCTCCAGTCGGTCATGAACAACGCCACCCGCGCCCCGTCCCAGCGCCCGGCCAGCAGATCCGCCTCGCCGATCGCCGCGCTGGTCAGCGCGCCGGTCACGTCCATGCTGTCGGCGTCGAGCCCCGCGCTGCGGCTGATCGCGCTCGGCGTCATCCCCGGCGCCGCGCGATAGACCAGCCCGTCGATTTCCAGGTCGCGGTCATGCGCGGTGACTCCGATCGTCACGCCGTCGCGCCGGTCGATCCGCCAGCACAAGGCCAGGCTGGTGAGTTCGCCATCGAGCCAGCTCATTCGCGCACCTCGACCAGCGGCACCGAAGCCGCCGCCCCCGCCAGATAGGTCGCGCGGCTCACGTTCAGCCGGTCCTCGGCAAAGCGCACGGGCACGTCGAAATCGAAGCTCGCGGTCACCACCGCTCCCGCCGCCGGCGGCACGTCGAGCGTCACCACCCCACCAGCAAGCGCGAATGCCTCGGTCGCGAGCCCATCCACCGCAACGCGCACGCTGCCGCCCACTGGCCGGGTAATCCGCCGCACGACGTCGCCATAGCGCCGGACCAATTGAAACCGCGCCTCGACGCCGTCGCCGGTACCGAGCACTTCGCCCTCGCCGTGATGATCGAACGGATCCCGCAATCGGAACCCGCGCGCCGGACCCATCCGCGCCCGGAAGAACCCGAGCAGCGCGGCGATGTCGCTCTCCGATCGCACCCCGGGCCCGACATCGTAGCGCAGCCGCGCCTCGGCCCATTCGGCATTGCGGTTCTCGCGCCCGCCCGCGCTGGTGACGATCGCGGTCGACACTTCGGGCGCCACCTCCGCCTCGCGGCCCAGCGCGAGCGGGAACAGCACATCGTCGAATGCGTCCACTTCATCCTCCTGCTCGAAATGCACGAAGCCGTCGCGCAGCACCTGCGGCAGCGCCCAGATAAAGGTCGCCGCGACCCCCCGCGCGCGTCCCCGCGCTGCCGCCGCCGCGATCGGCCGCCACTGCGCCTTGTCCGCCGTATTGAGCACGAACCCCGCGAGATAATGCTGCGCCGCAGCCGGATAGCCGAGCCGCGCCTCGGCCAGCGCGACGCCCTTCGCGCTGGCCGAGGCGTTGCCCGCCGCCGCCCAGTCATAATCCTCGAGCTGCAGCACATCGAATGCCGGCGCCGCCCAGCCGAGCGGCAGATTGGCGCGCTTCAGCTCGGGCATCGCGCGGTCGAGCACCGTCGGCAGATAGGCCAGCAGCAGCACCTCCGCCCCCGGCGCCCAGCGGACCACGTCGCGCAGCGCCAGTGTCGACGCCGCGAGCAGCGCGCCCGCCGCGTCGAGCACCGCGGTGTCCACTGCCCCGCGGACATTCTGCTCCGGCGGATCGTCGAGCTCGGCCTTCGCGGCGGCATCATGGATGCACAGCCGCCCGTCGGGCATCACCCACCACCACGGCTCGCCAATCTGGAACTTGACCGCCAACCCGGCACCTTGCGCGATCCCGACGAATGCCAGCGCCACCACCCGCAGATACTGCATCGCCCCCGCATGCGCCGGCGACAGCAGGGCCGAAGGCGGGCTCCAGCCGGTCAGCCCCGGCGATCCGTCGGCGGCGCGCTGCTTCCAGTCGTTCCAGCAATGCCGGTCGAGCAATTCGTACGACAAAGACCAGATCACGTCATAGCCGAGCGCCTTCGCCCGCACCGCGAAATCCGCATGCCACGCCGCGCACGCCACGTTGAGCGTGCCCCCGGCCAGGCCGACATAATAGCCGCCCGAATTGGGCTCGAGCCGGAAATAATGGCTCATCCCGACATAATGCAGGATGCTCCCGCGATAGCCGAGCTGGAGCGCGTTGCGCAGCACGCGCGCCGGCGTCAGATGGTAGCAATCGTCATAGCCATTGGCGATCTGCAACCCGTGCTCGGGCACCACCACATCGCCGATCGCCAGCACCGAGCCCGGCCCGTCGCAGGCGATGTCGCTCAGCTCGACCCAGGCCTCGACCGGCCCCGCCAGCGCCGCGTCGGCCCCCGAATAGCCGTCCGGCACCAGCGACACGAACATCCGGTCGACATCGCCAGCGAACACCGGGTCGGCCTCGCCCGGCAACAGATAGCCGCCCTGGACGCTGGCGAAGTCGATCGACACCAGCGCATCCTCGGGCGTGCCGCTGGCATAATTCCACAACCGCACATACCAGGCGCGCGGGTTGCCTGCGGCGTCGCGCCCCTCGATCGTCAGCACCGGCCCGCTCACTTGGTCGAGCGCCAGCACCCCCGCCGACCGCCAGCGAAACCGCAGCCGGCACCCGCGAAAGTCGCGGTCGGTGTCGTAGCGCAGCAGCGGGTGGTCGTGCCGATCCTCGGCCTCCCAGATCAGCCCCGCGAGATCATCCTGCCGATAGAAGACCGCATCGACGCGCAGCGCGTCCGGCGCGATCGTCACCACGCTCGCCATCATCGGCCGCGGGAAATTGACGGTCCAATAGACAGGGTCGAAGCGCGAAATCACGCCTTCGATCTGCCCACGCCGCCCGGATGCCAGCCAATGCGCCATATACCCTCCCCGGCTTCGATCTCCCCTCCCTGCAAGGGAGGGGTCGGGGGTGGGTGTCGGAGGCGAGGCTCGATGCCTCGTCTTCGACCTTGCCGCCGGGCGCCGCTGTCGCGGCGCACCCACCCCCTGCCCCTCCCTTGCAGGGAGGGGAGCCCGTATTGCTATTCCACTCCCGCCAGCGCCGCCTTCACCGCGCGCGCCACTTGCCGGCTCGATTGCGCCAGCGCCCGCGGCGCCTCGCCCGCACCCGCATTGATCGTGATCGCCACCCGCACCTCGCGCGCCGCGCCCGCCACCGGCGCCGCCACCGCGCCCGCGCTCGCCGGCACGAACAGCTCCGGCCCGCGCTCGCCGACCCAATAAGGCCGCCCGGGGCTCACGGGCCCGCCGGTCGCGCGCGCGGGCGATCCGCCGAGCGCACCGATTATCGCGCCCAGCAATCCCCCGCCGTTCGACCCGCCGCCGCCCAGCGCCGCCAGTCCCTGGCGCAGCGCCGCCTCCGCGATTGCGTCCATTACCGACAGCGCCATCTTGCGCAGATCCTCGAACCCGAACTTGCCGGTCCGCACCGCGCGTAGCAGCGCCGCCTCGATCGCGCGTCCGGCGCGGTCGGCGCCGGCTTCCAGCGGTCCCTCGATCTGCCCGCGCATCTCCGCCACGTCGCGGGCGAAGCCGCGCGTGTCCGCCCGCACGCTGACGATCATCCGTTCGATCTCTTCATCCATCGGGAAAAAGCTCCTTGAGCCGCGTGATGTCGGAGGCCGCGGGCGGCGCCATCGTCTCGCCGACCAGCGCCTGCACCAGTGCGCCGAGCTCCGCCGGAGTCGCATTCCAGAAAATGTCCGGCGTCCAGCCGAACGCGAGCCCGGACACACCTGCCAGGCGCAGGGCCGCATCAACGAACGTCACCGCCCCGCCAATATCTGCCCGAGCAGCGCCTTGAGCGCCGGCGTGTTCGCCGCCAGCCCGCGCGCCGTCACGCCCTCGGCAAAAGCCTCCCGCGTCAGCCGTTCGGGCCGTTCGCGCAGGCAATGCCAGAACAAGGCGACCATCTCAGCCAGCCCCAGCCGCCCCTCGGCGGCGCGCTCGACCAATGCGAACAACGGCCCGATCTCGCCCTCCGCCGCGACCAGCGCCGCAAAGCTCGGCCGCAGCACCAGGATCTCGCCGGCGATGCGCACTTCCGCTTCGCCGCGCACGGGGTTGGCGCTCATGCCGACACCACCGGCCCCGAACTCTCGAGGCTCAGCGTGTAGCTCCGCTCGCCATTGAAATCCCCGGCATAATCGAGCCGAGTCACCAGGAAGCGCCCGGTCATGCTCTCGCCGCTCTCGAAGCTCAGCCGATACTCGTCGATCAGCCCCGCCAGCGCATTGGCCTTGACGCGCCCTTCCGCCGCCGATCCGGTGAACACCCCGGCGCCCGACACGCTCACCGAACGCACCCCGGCGCCCGACAGCAATTCGCGCCACCCGCCCGAATCCTTCGACGTGATCACCACCGCCTCGCCATTGACGCTCAGCTGCGTCGTGCGCAGCCCCGCCACCGTGGTGAAGCTCACCGGTGACCCGCCATTCCCCACCTTGAGCAGGAACGCGCTACCCTTCTCCGCCGCCATATTCTTTCTCCTCAATTCGCCTGCAGCATCCGCACCCGGAACTCGACCATCGCCGCGCACAGCCCCGGCCCCTCGCGAAAGACCCGGCTGCGCACGAAGGCCAGGCTGGCGATCCGCCACCCCTCGCCCAACTCGCGCGGCAGCTCGGGGATCGCCGCGGCGATCCGGTCGGCGAGCGCGCGCAGCCGCTTGCGGTCTTCGCCCGCCTCGAACAGCGCCACCGCCAGCCGGCCCTCGCGCCCGATCATGTCCTTGGTGCTCCAGTCGACCAGCACCGCGTCCTCGATCACCGCGAATGGCCGCACCGCGCGCTGCGGCGGCGAATCGAACACGCCGTTGACGACGACGCCCAGCCCGGAATGCGATCCCAGCAATGCCTCGACCGCTTCGGTCAATCTCACATGCGCGCTCATCGCAGCCATCCTCCCGGCCAGCGCAGCGCGCCGTCGCGCAGCCAGCGCCGCCACAATCCGCGTCCCGAAATCACCACGCGCCCCGCCTCGGCCTCGACCGAAAGCCCGGGCAGAGCCCCGCGCGCGGCATCGCGCAGCCGCAGCGCCGCCCGTGCCGCCGCGCGCTCGCCCGCCGCCTCGGCGCGCGCCTCCAGTCCGTTCATGCCGATCGCCGCACGGCCTCGAGCCGCACCCGCCGCCACGGCCGCCACAGCGCCGCGACTGCCGCCGGCGGCGCACCGCCGCTCGCGCGCGCCTCGAACAAATGGCTGGCGAGCAGCACCACACCCTGCGCCAGCGGCGCCGGAAGCCCGCCATACTCCGCCGCCAGTCCCGCCGAATATCCCACCCGAAGCCGCCCGGCGGCGATCGCGGCGCTGCCCCGCACCCAGCCTTCGCCGGCCGCGTCGATGTCCACGCCATAGGCATCGGCGGGCAGCGCGAAGCCGGTGCCCGACATGCTCAGACCCTCGACGCTGTCGATCGCCGCCACCGGCGCCGCGGGCAGCCGCTGCCACGCCGCATGCGCCGGCAGCACCGTCTGCCAGGCGCGGACGATCAGCGCCTGCCCGGTAAACGCCTCGCACAGGGCCAGGGCCGTCGCGACATGGCTGTCGAGCAGCGCGTCCTCGGCATTTCCCGTGATCCGCAAATGAACCCTGGCAGCATCGCGCGCAGCCGCGATCGCCGCCGCCGGAAAGGGCGGAGCAAGCATCGGAATCTCCTCGTCTAAAAATCCTCCCTCGCGCAGCGGGGGAGGTGGCGCCGAAGGCGACGGAGGGGGCCTCACCCCAAGCAAACTGCTCGCGGCGAGGCCCCCTCCACCACCGCTTCGCGGCGGTCCCCCTCCCCCGCTTGCGCGAGGGAGGAGTTTCACCCCTAGGAAACCGCGAACTTGAGCAGCTTGATCGCCTCGGAATTGCTCACCATCCCGCCGACGCGCTTGGTCGCATAGAAATGCACGAACGGCTTGTTGCTATAGGGATCGCGCAGAATTTGGGTCTCGCCGCGCTCGGCGATCAGATAGCCCGCCCTGAAGTTGCCGAACGCGACTGCCAGCGCGTTCGCCGCAATGTCGGGCATGTCCTCGGCCTCGACCACCGGATAGCCGAGTAACGTTGCCGGCTGGCTCGCGGCGAGGCTCGGCTGCCACAGGAACGCCCCGTCGACCGTTTTGAACTTGCGGATCTTGGCCAAAGTCGCGCTGTTCATCACCCAGCTCGCGCCCTGCCGATACGGCGCGCGCAGGCTCTGCACCAGGTCGATCAGTTTCTCCTCGGGGTTGGCCGCGAAGGTCCCCGCGGCGCCGCTCGCGAGATATTGCAGCGTCCCGAACGGCCGCGTGCCGTCTCCCAGCGCCGAATTGGCGGCCGCCAGGAACCCCTTGGGCCGATTGACCCCGCTGCCGCTGACAAAGGCGCTGCCTTCCGCCGCGGCGAATTCGCGTGCGACTTCGGCGGCCAGCCACTGCTCGACGTCGAACGCCGCATCGTCGAGCATCGCCTGGCTCGCCGCCGGATTGGCATAAAGGTCGCCCATCGGCGGCGCGACTTCGTTGAACACCGGCGTCGCGGTCTCGGGCCGCGCGGCGGTCTCCGCTGCCCAGCCCGAAGCCACGCCGCCGCTCGCCACCAGCTTGCGATAGCCGCTCGATCCCACCTTCACGACATTGGCGATGCTGCGGATCGGCGAAATCGCCTTCAAGGTCGCATCGATCCGGCTGTCGATTTCCTCGGGCACGGCATAGCCGCCCGCGGCATCGCTGACCCCCGACAGCGCCTTCATCTCGAGCCCGCCGCCGCCGGTGCGCAGGAACCCCTCGAACGCCGCGCTGCCCAAAGGCCGCCCGCCCGCCAGCATCGGCCGCACCGGCGGCAGTCCCGCTTTCTCCACTGCCTCGAAGCTCGCCTCGAGCGCGTCCGTCGTCACTTCGTCCATGTCCGTCTCCCGTCCACGCGAAAAAGCCCGGCGGGACCTCCGCCGGGCTGAAAATTCCCGTCATTGCTCACGGCGCCGGCAAGGGCCGGCCCTTTCCTCCCTCGCCCCCTGAAAGGGGGAGAGGGTTGCGCAGACTTAGGGTCGGCTTAGCCGAGCCTTAGTCGAAGCTGGGTGAGGGGGTGCGGCTGCGCAGCAGCCGCACCCCCTTTAGTGCGGCACCGTACCCTCCGTGCAGGCCTCGATCGCCTCGCGCAGCGCCACCGCAAAGAGGTCGCCCTTCTCCGCCGGATCCTCCTCGACTTCCTCCGCGATCGCTTCCAGCGCCGGCAGCAGTGAAGCATCGGCGATCCACGCCGCCGCCTCCAATGTCATCGAGTCGACGGTATCGCCGTCGAGCCGCGCGCGCACTCGCGGCAGTGCCAGCGCCGGCACGCGCATCGCCACCCCGATCGTCGCTTCCAGTGCGGCTTCGTGATGCTCGTCGTCCATCCCGCGCACCAGCGCAGCCAGCGCTTCGGGCGTCTCCAGCTCCGATTGCGACAGCATCATCAGTGCCCAGTCGCGATTGGCGCTGTCGGCATCGCGCGTCAGTGCGATCAGCTCCGCCGCGCGGGCGTCCGCTTCGGCACTGCCGGCCAGCACCGGCTCGTCCTCGTCGATCAGCGCCTGGAGGAAGGTCGAGGGTGGAAGATAATCGGGCTCGGTCATCCCGCGCTTGTGCCAGCTTCGCGCCACGCTGCGCAATCCACTGCGTGCACCCGCGCCAGCGGTTGCATCGGGCTCGCCACCAGGCTCACTTCGAGCAATTCGAGCGCCTTGATCTCGCGCCGCGTCGTCCCCCGCGCCTCGGTCACGCGGTAGCCGAACGACAGACCGGTCACCCCGCCCTTCGCCACCGCCGCGGCGAGCTCGGGCGTCTCGACCCGCCCGATCACGCGCAGGCCCCGGCGATCCTCGGCGAGCCGCTCGACGGTCCCCACCGGCGCTCCGTCATGCTGCCATAGCAGAGGCACCGGCCCCGCCAGCCGGAACGCGCCCCGCCGCACCACGTCCCCGCCGCGGTCGGGCACGTCGAACACCGCCGCATAGCCGGCGAAGCGCACCGCCCTGCCCTGAGCTTGTCGAAGCCTGTCCTGAGCGCCGCCGCAGGCGGCGTCGAAGGGGATCATTTGAGCCACCCGGGAAACCCGAGCTTCACCGCCAGCCCGACCAGCACCAAAGCCGCCGCCATTCGCCCGGCCCATGAAAACGCCGCCTTGAGCGCCGAGCGCTTGGCATCGCGCCACGCGCCGAGCAGCTCGCGCAGCTCGGCCATGTCCTTCGCCGCGCCGACATCCTCCAGCCCCAGCCGCGCCAGCGCCCGCTGCGCGCTCGCTTCGCCCGCCTCCTCGGCGATCGCCCGCAAGGTCGCCATGTCGGCGCCGTCTTCCTTCGCCTGCTCGATCAATTGCGCGAGCACTGTTTCGTTACGCATCCTACTCTCCTGAAGTCCCCGCCCGGATTGCCCCGCGCTCAGGCGATTCCCACCATCGCCCGCTTCTCGTCGTCGCTCAGAAAGTCCGCCGCGCTGACCTGTCCCCACAGCAGCGCGCGGTCCTCGGCCAGCGCCGGCACCCGGTCCAAGTCGATCGCCAGCGATGCGTCGGCGAACCAGCCGCGCAGCGCCTGCGAGATCCCCGCCAGGATCGTGTCCGCCACCGGCAGGATCGCCAGCCGCCACAAGGCTCGGTTGGCCTCGCGGTAATTGGCAAAGGCGGTGTCGCCCGGCAGCCCCATCAACATCGGCGGCACCCCGAAGGCGAGCGCGATCTCGCGCGCCGCCGCCGCCTTGAGCCCGACGAAATCCATGTCGGCGGGGGTCATGCTCATCGCCTGCCATTTGAGCCCGCCCTCGAGCAGCATCGGCCGTCCCGCATTCGCCGCGCCCGCGAACCCCGCCTCGAGCTCGTTCTTGACCCGCGCGAACTGGTCGGCGCTCAGCGCGCCGCCATCGCCGACGTCATAGACCAAAGCCCCTGAGGGCCGCGCCGCATTGTCGAGCAACGCCTTGTTCCAGCGCGTCGCGGCATTGTGGATCGCGACTGCCCCCGCCGCCGCGCCGAGGCAGCCGAGCCCGTAATGATCGTCGACCGGGTTGAACGCCTTGATATGCGCCACCGCCACCCGGCCCGCCGCATCCTCCGCCGCCAGCCGCGCGACATGCTCGCCCACCCGGTAGCGATATGCCACCGGCCAGCCGCCCGCATCGGCCTCCACCGTCACCCGCTCGGGCCTGAGCGCAAACAATTCGCGCACCTGGCCCTGGCTGTCGGTCAGCACCTGCACCCAGGCATTGCCGTGGAGCAGCAGATGCGCCGCGACGGTCTCGATCAGCACCTGCCCGCCCGACCGCGCCGTCGCCAGCGCCGCCAGCGCCGGATCGCTCGCCTTGAGCGGCGCGCTCCCCACGCCTTCGCTGACCAGCTTCACCGCGCGCTGCGCCACCGGATTGTGGCAATAGCCCTCGCGCACCTGCGCCTCGTAGCTGCGCGGCCAGTCGCCGAAGCCGGTGATGCTGCCGCCGCGCGCCAAAGGCAGCCGAGCGCCCTCGCGCCCGGACTTGCGTCCGAACCATTTCATGCCTGTCTCCCGAAACGTCGCTCCCTCTCCCAGCGGGAGAGGGAAGGGGCCCGCCGCCGAAGGCGGAGGGAAGGGTGAGGGCAGAAGGTGTGGCGACCTGCCCTTCACCCTTCCGCCGACTGCGTCGGCTCCCTCCCTCTCCCGATGGGAGAGGGATTTTCTACCGCCGCGTCGCGAACCAGATCACATGCCGCGGGCCCTTGCCGTTGCTCCGCGCCCGCACGCCGACTTCCTCCACGGCAAAGTCCGCATCCGCCAGCCGCCGCGCAAACGCCGCATCGGGCGCCGCCGACCATATCGCCAATATCCCGCCGGTGCGCAGCGCGCTCCGCGCCGCCGCCAGCCCGCGCATCGAATAGAGCCCGTCATTGCCCGGCCGGGTCAGCCCGTCGGGGCCATTGTCGACATCCAGCAGGATCGCGTCATAGCCGCCCCGCCCGTGCCGGATCCGCGCCCCGACATCGTCGATCACCACTTCCACCCGGCGATCGTCGAGGCAGTCCCCGGTCATCTCTGCCATCGGTCCGCGCGCCCAGTCGATGATCCCGGGTACCAGCTCGGCCACCGTCACCCGCGCGTCCTGGTCCAGCCGCCGCAATGCCGCGCGCAAGGTGAACCCCATGCCATATCCGCCGATCAGCAGATGCGGCGCGGGCACCCGCAGCCGGTCGATCGTCATCTCGGCGAGCGCCTCTTCCGACCCGCTCATCCGGCTGTTCATCAATTCGTTGCGGTCGAGCACGATCATGAAATCGTCCCCCCGCCGAAACAGCCGCAGCGGTTCGCCGCCGGGCACGTCCGCCGTATCGATCAGTTCGCGCGGGACCATCTTCGCTCCTTGGTTGCACTCCGCCCTACATCAGCGTGATCCGCGCCGCACCCCGCTTGCTCAGCATCAATTCGGTCATCGCCCATACCAAAGCGTCGGCGCGATCGGGCGAGCGCCCCGGCCCTTCATAGCCGCCGCCCACCTGCAGCCCGCACAATTCGTCCTCGAGCGCGGCGAACACCCCCGCATGCCGCACCTTGCCCGCCTCATAGAGCATCGCCACAGGCTCGGCCCGCGCGCTCTTGCCGCGCGACGCATGGACCAGCCGCACCGGCAGCCTCGAATCGGCACTGCGCAGCACGCTCGCCACCATGTCGCCGCCCTGGTTCTTCTCGGCGACCACCCGATCGGCACCGCACCGCGCCGCACACACCGCCACCGCGCGCGCCCAGCCTTCGGGCGATGCCCCCGCGATCGTCGCATCCTCGAGCACATAGCCGCGGCCGTCGCGCCCCAGCCCGACCGCGACGATCCCGCAGGCATCGCCGTCGGCGCTCGCCGGCGGGTCGACTCCAACCACCACGCGCTCGAGCTCGGGCGCCACGCCCACCCGCGCCCGCTCGATCAGCCGCCGCGTCCACAAGGCGCCGGCGACATCTTCGAGCAATTCGCCGTCCAGCTCCTGCCGCCCCAGCCGCGTCCCCGCATAGGCCTCGAGCATCGCCGCGACGAAGCTCTCGGGCAGATGCACATTGTCGCGCGTCCGCCCGCGGACCACTGCGTCGGAGGCGCTCGCCAGCTTCTCGACTCTGCGAACCAGAGCGGTTGCCCGCGGGGTGGTGGTGACCAGCACCCTCGGCCGTTCCCCCTTGCGCAGCCCGAACATCAGATTGTCCCATGCCGCCATGCCCCGCCTGCCCCATTTGCCGACTTCGTCGCACCAGGCGGCATGGTGCTCGGGTCCGCGTAAAGCTTCCGCCGACTCGGCGGAAAACGCATAAGCGACGGCACCCGAAGCGAAGCGCAGCTCGCCCGCGGCGCTGCGCCAGACCGGATCCTCGTTGGCGCGCGCCACGGCGAGCAGCCCGCTCGGTCCCTCGACCATCACGCGGCGGACATCGTCGCGCGTCGCGCCGACCAGCGCGAAGCGCCCGTCCGGATTGCATCGCGCCATCGCGCTCAGCCATTCCGCGCCTGCCCGCGTCTTGCCGAAACCGCGACCAGCCATGATCAGCCAGACCAACGGCATCCCCGCCGGCTCGAGCTGCCCATCGTGCGCCCAGCACGGAAAGCGCTCGGCTAGTTCGAGTGCCTGGCCATGCGTGAGACCGCCGAGCACGCGCGGCCAGACCTCGGCGGGAATCGCGACCAGCGCGCGGACCAGCGCCGCATCCTCGGCGGTCACCGTTTCAATCGCCATCGGACTTGTCCAGCCGCTTCTTTGCCGCCGTCAGCGCCTTGATCAATGCCGCATTGGTTTCCTCGCGCGTCGGATACTGCCGCGGTGCGCGGCCCCGTTGGGGCGCGGATCCATGCCGTTTCTCCCGATACAGCCGCAGCACCGCCATCGCCTTGTCGAAGTCGAAGGACGGCGGCGCGTTCGGCGCATCGGCCTCGACGCGATCGGCATCGCCGGGCGCGACCTCCAGCGGCAGCCCCGCCCCGCCCGCTTCGAGCACCATGGTTTCGAGCCGATCGAAGCCGGCCCAGACCGCATCGCGCCATTGCTCGAGAAATTCCGGATCGTGGCGGCGCCAATTATACGGTGTCGTCCGATCGACTCCTGCATAGGCCGCGGCCGCGTGGACGTTGCAGGTCAGCGCCAGCGCATCGAGAAAGCGCTGCCGGAGATCCGGCGTAAAGGATTGCCGCGGCTTGCGCCGCTCCTTTCCCAACAAAGAAGAGATGTCCGCCACTGGTCGCTCCTCGATAGCAAAGCGGCGGCCCATCGCGCGATGGCCGCCCTGGAACCCGAAGGCCCCGACTCGCAATTCTTCAGCGTTCCTCTTTGTGGCGTATATGTAGTTACACACCCACTGAGGTTGTGCATGTTCCCTGCTCGACAAGAGACAGGAGAGGCGTGTGTCCGAACGTGAATTGCCTGAAGGGATGTATACCCAGCAGTCCGAAGGTAAGAGCCCCGAAGTGAGGCAAGCCGAGGCCCTCGAATCAATTGCTAGCGCCCTAGCTCAGATCCAAAAGCAAATGCTTCAGTCGAATACTGAGCTACGCAACATTCGCGAGATGCTCAGGCCGCAACCGGGATCCAGCTTTGGCCGCTAAAACGTACTCCTCATAAAGCTGCGCTCTGGCGAGGATGGCCATAGGGTCTTCGCCTATCACCGCCGTTTGCATTGCCCACGCCATCGCGTTTTCGCGCGCGATGCCTTCAGCCCGCTCGCGCTTGTCATCCGCCGGGCGTGGTTCACCAGCATGCCGATTCCTCTAGCACGAGCGTGACGCTGTGTCAAGGAAAATAACCAGATTGGTTAGTGCGGTCCTATTTTTGCCGGACGTGGACGAGCAGCCGGTCCATCATCAGCGGCACGGAGAGCGCGAACATCACAACCACGCCGGGGCGGAGCAGCCACATCGGCCCGCCCTTCGTGTAGGCCAAGATCGCCAATGGCACTCCCACGACGATAGAGAGAACAAAGGAGATGTTCGCCAAGCGTCCTAGCTTCACTCCGGCTTCTCCGGCTTAGGCTTGGCCCTCGCGATCTTCCCAAGCCGCTCCTTGAAGCGCTCGGGGTCGTCGTCCGTCTCTAGCTCGCGCGCGGCTTCCTTGAACTTGTCGAGCTGGGTTTTGGGATCGTCGGTCAT